CAAAGTCATGGGCTGAGATTGTTCTTTTTTGGGCTTGGTGCTGTTCAGTCCATCTTTAAAGCCAAGTATTTTAATTAATCCGAATACTCCAATTATGGCGCATATGATGAAGATGATCAGCATGGGGCGGGCTTTCTTTCGGACTTTCTTTTGGTCAAAGTCTGCTGTTTTGTAGAGGTTGAATACCTTCTGTTTCTTTCTTTTGAACTTGCGGCCTATTTGCTCATATCCCACCATTTGCTTATACATAAAAAAGCCGGGTAGTGGATTTGCAGTATCAGATACAGCCCTAAATTGAAACTCAGAGAGAAGACTGATAGCAGGACAGATAAGCTTGTAATCCTGTGAGAGGAGGACAATATCAATTCCGTAATGGCGGTGGAGTTGGAAGAATAGCTGGACATCTTCATTCCTCATATTCTTGGGGAATAGGGTTTGACACTCATCAATAACAAAGAGCCATCCCCTGAACTCTTCATTGTCTTTGTGATATTTGTTACTGAATAGTGTTATCGGGTTAAATCCTCTTTCTGCACAAAATGTATCAAGGACTGTACCGACTTTTAGACCATCTACATTATGCAGTACCTTGATTTTCTTTCCTGCTTCTTCATCATCAATCTTTTCTTTCTTTTTTAGTTTCTGGATTAAGTCATGGATCATATCCACAGCAAAGTAACTTTTGCCTGAGCCTGGGATTCCTGTTAGTAACCAGATCATTTGATTAGATTACCCTTGTTGTCTTGGCGAGGATTGCGATTACCCAATACAATCCCCAGCCAGTAAAGATAATGGAGCAGTAGTCAATTAAGCCTGTCTGAATGGCGAGGTAACCACCTATTCCTGACAGTTCTATGTTTACGTCATAACTGCCCTCAGGCATCATAGCTGATATAGCAGTAATTACATATTGGGCTATGTCTCTACCGTAGGTTACGAAATACTCAAAGCCCCATATGAATAGACCTTTTAGTACCCATGGGAGAAGAGTAGCCATTAGAGCAACTATAAATACTTTTGTGGCCAGCCATCTTGCTGTCTGTACGGAAAGGTCAAAGACCATTTGGGCGACTGTGGCAGCTGCTGCAAACATTTTGGTTTACTCCTCGGTTGGTTGTGTTCGTGGTTATTTTAAGATGTTGCATTTTTACAACTGAACTTTTTAAAATCCCCCACCCGGTTATTAAGGGCATTCAAAGAATGGGAAAAAGATGGTTACGTTTGCTTTATTTGGGTTTCGAATTGGGGAACTTAATCCACGAAGTTTTTAACAGGGCTTTTAAACGCTCACCAGTTCGCCCCCTTTTGGCTCTGGGGGAGTGCTTTACCACATATCCTTTTTCTGACTATCTGGGGTTTGGTGGTTTCTTTCTTCTTGGTTTGTTTGACTACGGGAATGAGCGATCAAGTCGTTTGACAAAAAGACGTCAAGCCGACTGGAATCCCCCATCCCCTTTTTGCTAAATAGGAAGTTTTGATATGATTTCGATTATCTGATAATGGCTTTATTCAATAAAATTGCTGTCTGTAGGTAGGCTATGCCTATCATCAGGATTTTCATTATTGCATAACCTTGAAGCATCCATGGTCGGTTGAAGCAAATTGATACTGGTATTGAATGGCCGTGAAGACTAATGTTGCCATCAAGGCAAGGATCACCGGTTGCGGTTATTTCTGCATTGATTGGGGAGTTTTCAGGATCTATTACAAGGTTTTCTTCTGCGTATGCTGCAGCCTGATCTGATGCCAGGGTGGTGTTGTCGTCGAACTCTGTATAGTTGCCGTCGTCGGGAAGGTTGTCGGCGTCGGGAAAGTCTGGATTGAATTCGGTTCCATCAAGTGTAGGTGCTGTTGCATTTGTTTTAAGTGCACCAAAGTCAATTGAATCATCATGTTTTACAATTGCTGAAAGTATATCTCCAAGTGTTGCGGGTTGGTCAGTAATAAAATTATTTCCCTGGATGCCTTCTACAGATCCTACTACTTCACTAGTGTTTTCTGAGGCAGATTGTGTGTTTAACCTTATTTCATCTTGGATATCTCCCTGATTATCAGCTATTGTTTGAGTGTTGTTTGCTGTCGTTTCGGTATTACCAATAATTGTATTTAGTTGTCCAATTTGCGAATTGTTTTGATCAACTTGCGTTTTTAAATTTTCGTTAATGTCATCTAATCTATTATTTGTTTTTTCTGTGTCTGTTGCGTCAGGTGAATCTGGTGTGTCTTCTGCGGGTTGATTGTCCGGGTCGTTTGGGTCTGTTGTTGGGTCTTGGTCGTCTGCATCCGGTGCGGATTCTCCGTCGTCTGTATCATCTGGTACAGGATCTGGGGGCGATGTATCATCTTCTGGAACATCAGGTTCTTCAAGAAAACACAGATATTTTATATCGACTTTTCTTTGAGCTGCTGTATCTCCATTTACTATTTCACAGCTAAATCTTGAAACTCCACCTTTGTTTTGACATATTTCTCTTACGTCATCCCGTGCGTCTGGATAACATGCTCGACATGACCCATTGCAAGTTTCCCAGTTATAATATGACACACCATAGGCACAGTAATTTTTTAGCTCAAGATAGTCATCATTACAGTCCAGATCGTCACATCTCCAACCACATTCTGGATGTTCTGCGTCTGGACCTGGAATTTCATACAATGTGTAATTGTCATTACCGCACTGGGCAACTGCACTTGCTATGTCTGTTGCATCACAGGCAGGAGGAATTATACACTTGTACTCACAATTTTCTTCGTCCGTCCATTCCCAATTGTCTACACCGCATTCTGTTTTCGCGGCTGCTTCTTCTTCTACGCATGTATCACAATTACCGCTAGGTTCTGTGTCTTGATTATAGTCTCCTATATTTTGTCCATCGGGGGTTTCAAAAGACCATATATTTACTTCAAGGTCGATTTTATTCCAGGTTCCGCTTATATACCCCCAACCTGCAGCATTGTATAATTTCACATTATCATTTTTATAGACGTATCCCTCTTTGACAACTTGTCCGTTACTCTCGTTAACACTGACGCCTGTATATGCATTTGTAAATCCTGTCGCTTCAACGCCTCTATAATTATATGTCAACTTATAACACTCATAGTCTACGCTTTGTGCAATCGAGGGCAGACAAAGAAAACATCCCAAAACACATATTATTAATTTTTTCAATGTCTGCCCCTTTCCTTAACTGCGATTCATGGTTTTGATAACCTTACGAAAACCCCAAAGGGTGGCAAGGCCAACAACGATCAACCCCATCACAGTATCAACGTCAGTTGTGTCCAGGGTGATACCAAGCCAATCAAGTGCCGCTGAGGCATTTGAGGCACAAACAAGACACATCACACATAACATCGCGATAATGCCGCCAATTTGGCTTTTAATTTTGCCGATTTTTCTAAACATTCTTTCTTCCTCCAAAAGGAAATAAGTTAAGTAATTGACCTGATTAGGCCATATACAAAAAAAGAGGCACACACAAAACCGAGCATGCCCATAATGGTGGTATCATCCATTATCATTGGTTAACTCCTTGCAAGTAAGGAAGTGATAACTGTAGCCATAAAGGCCAGCATACCGAATTCAAACGTTAAGCTAAAAAACGCATTGAATGATTCCACTGCCGCTATCGTTTCTGGATCGGTACCAGAATAAACAAGAACCTCCATCCAGATAAGATCAATTGAGCCTAGTCCAAGACCAAACATGTCTTAGGCGACTGCTTCGTTGAAGTAGGTGTTTCCGTTCCACTGGCTGACGGTGATCTTCATATTGACCAATGAGCCTTGTTCATATTTCTTGGGATCTGGAACTTTTCCTTTAGGCAGCGTGACTTTCAGCATGTGATCCATACCGGCAATCATTAAAGAGATTACAAATTTTCCAATTTGCTCAACATGACTTACGTCTGTTACGATCCCGCTTACTACCATCCCTGTTTGATGGATTTCTTTTATCATTTTCTCACCTATGATTTTTTGACATGATTGTCATTTGCGTACATTATTAACTATGCAGACAGACTGTTGAACCACTCACAATATGCCTTGTCTAACTCAAGTAACTCTCCGACTGTCAGCTGCTCTATTGTTTTGCCAGTCTCAGCAATACGACGACTCAGGCCAGCTGTGTACCTGTAGTTACAATCAGATATCTTTCCGATGTCTGAACAAATCGTCACATTGTGTGCGTGGATCTCTTCTTTATCTAAATGATTCATCATTTTGTTATCCTATAATTAAGTCGCTGGCAGTCCAGTTTCGGACAATTGATTCCGGTTTCTGTTTTTCAAAGTTGAAATGTGCGATTACTGGTGTTTCTTGGATATAACCATCTGCAACAAGCATAGTTTCTGTGACAATCACACATTTTAGGGTTGTGATGTCTGAATATTGAAAAGGCTGAGGGATTCTTACGCTTGGCATATCTCAAGCCCTTCTGATCTTGCACCTTTCATGAAATTGTTTACATGGTGCTTTTCTTCCCGGCCGTTATATATCCTAATGACAAGGGCTTTATGTGTGCCGTAGCAGGTTTTTCTATTTTCAAAGCCTAGTATTGTTGCTTTGTTTTCTGGGTGTTCTGGATGGAGTATTGTTGCACCTGTGGTAAGTTGGGACTTTCTACGGAGTGGTTGCATGTTTTCCATTATCTCTTGTCCTGAATTTTTTTGATTTCTTCTCTGACATCAATCAAGGCCAATTCATATCCTTCTATCAAACCTTGGAGGTGCTCGGAACCTCCAGTGATGGTGAGGTTTTGAAATGATTTTATTTTTGATTCAAATAAACTTTCTAAAAATTTTAGATTTTTCAT